AAGTTCCTTACCCGCCGCCACCACCGCCGCTCCGATTGCTGCGACCGCACCGCCGATGGCTGCTCCAATGCCGCCTGCGATGCTGCCGAGGTTCTCAAACTTACTGCCCGATTCCTCGGCGGTGTCGGCGGCTTCTTCCAGGGCATCGTTCAGTTCTTCGACCGGCTCATCGGCGGCTTCAACCGCTTCGGACATCTCACGGATGGCTTTCTCGTTGGTGTCGAGTTCCTTCTCCATACCGTTCAGAGCGGCTTTCGCCTTGTTCAGCTGAATCTGCCAGTTCTGCGTGCGCTTGTCGTTCTCTCCGAAGGAATCGGCGGCGTTCTTCAGTGCCTGCTCCAGCGTGGAAATCTTCTGCTTCTGTGCGTCGATCTCCTTGTTAAGAGCCGTATTTCTGGCGGTCAGAGCCTCGACGGACTTGTCCTGCTTATCAAACTGCGATGCCACAAGTTCCATTTCGGAACCGAGAACCTTGAATGACTGATTGATATCGGCGAGAGCCTTTTTGAACTCCTTCTCTCCCTCAAGACCGATTTTTAAGCCGAAATCGTCTGCCATCTGACCACCACCTTTCTGTTAGATTCCATCAGGAATTATATCGTCAATGTACACCTCGCGCTTCGGTTTCGCCATGCCGGTGAACTGCCGGTGGCATTCCCAAAGGTCGAGAAAATAGCCGAACGGCATCAGCCACACCTCGTTAAAGGGGATGTGCAGCTGTGCCGTTCCGAAATACAGCAGTCGGGTAAAGAGTTCCTCGTCACTTACCCGACTGCTGCGTTTTTTGAGTTATTTTCGCTTTCTACGTTGCGCTTGGTGCCCTTGAACATGGCTTCCATGATGGCATTCTTGTATGCCGCCAGTTCAAGCGGAGAAGTCAGGAGTTCAACCACCTCCGCCGTAAGCAGTTCCTTTTTATTGTCCGGATTCTTGAGATTGTGAATGAAAACACTCTGGTTTGCGAGGAGCGTGATAAGCCACACAACCTCGTCGATTGCCATCTCAAAGTTCTCGGATTTCATCAGCTTCTGCCCGAGATTCTCCAGACCGCCGTACCGTCCGGCGATTTCCTTGGTCGCACGGGTGGTGAGGATCATCTCATATTCCGTCCCGCCAATGGTGATTTTTGCGCTTCTTTCGTTATCCATTTCCATACTCCTTTACGCGCTGTATTCGGGTTCATAAACACTCTTGTACCAGTTCGTGATAGTCTCAGCAGATACCTTGGTGTCACCTTCGGTAACCTCCGCTTTCCATGGGTGCTTGTTTCTGCCGTCCACCTTATTGCGGCGCATGATCGTACCTTCAATGGTCGGCGTGGAAAACGTGATGCTCTCGCCCTTGGTCGCAAGGTTGGTGGCGGGGATGCCGAACTTCACCTTGTACAGCCAGAAATACTTGTACTTGCCGTTTGCTTTCTTCGCACGAAAACCGATCGCCACGGGTTCGCCGCCGTCCTCGGATGCCGAAATCACGACACCGTTGGAGTCGATGGTCGCACCGGTGAGCGTGGATGCCACAGCCGAGCCGATGTCGTCGATGCCGAGGGAAAGTGTACCGTTGCCGAACTCTTTCACGATTTCCGCAATACCGTCATCGGCGTACAGGATCGCTTCGACCAGTTCCACAGACAGGTCAGCGGAGATTGCTTTGGCCAGTTTCTCAGGCGTACCGTAGGTTTCTTCGCCGTTTTCGTCCTCGGTAATCTTGGCGAAATGCAGCATATCAAGACCGATTGTTGCCATTCGTTATTCCTCCGTTTCTTTGAATTCATAGTATTTAGCCACGTCAATGGCGTAGTGATGGTAGCCGGTGGTCGATTCGTGACCGATATACCGTCTGCCTGTGATCGTCATTTTTACGGCAAGAACCGCACAGACAATCTGATTCTTCATTTTGATGTAGTTGCCTTTGTCATACAGGGAAATCCGCACCGTCTGCACGTCGACCTGCGGTTCATTATCCGCATGAAAATCGAACGTATCTGCAAGCGGTGTCAGAACCACATATTTCTCCGGAGCGGTGTCGGAAAATACGCCAGTTTCCACCGGAATCAATGGGGACAAGATGGTATTCAGTTCAGATAGAATCACAGCTTGGACACCTCTCTTTCCAGTACGGCTTTCATAGCCTTTTTGCATTCGTTTTTGCTCTCCGCTTTTGCCGGTTCCATGAACGGTTTAGGCGGCTGACCATGTTTGCCGTATTCGATCACCGTGGCAATCATGGCATTGCTTTCCCCGTCCGAGCGGGGTTCCAAAAAGCCGATCTTCACATTGGAATTACCGTTCCGGTCAATCTTCGCAGGAGTCAGACCAAGGGATTCCACTAGTTCACCGGTCGATCGGGAGTCGTATTTCGTATCATTGACGATCACAGATTCGAGGTTGGACTTCACCTTCTCAAGAACCACCTGACCACCCGCTTCCAGAGCCATTGCCGCAATTTCATCGGATTTCGCACCAAGCCGCGACAGCTTCACCAGTAGTTCATCCGGCATCTTCACTGTAGCTTTAGCCACTCGACTTCACCTCTTTTGCCAGAACTTCGATGTACATTCCACGTCCCTTGACATCTTCAACCGAAGTAATTTCAAACCGACCGTCAGCACAGGTGATCACCATGTCGGTTGTGATCATGAGATCAGGGATACACCGGAACCGAAACAAATCCGTAGCATCAGTGAAGGCGGCACGGTTTGCCCAGCGTTCACTGCCATGCCGACCTTCCCGATATGCACGGACGGATGCGAGGATTTCATCAGATGTGATTTTGAAGCCATCAGCGTCCTTTGTGTTGACAGGTTTATTGATGTCGATAAAGGTGTTCATTTTCCCAAAACTCATACTTTCCACTCCCGATCAAGTCTCAGCAGAAGATTCACCGTATTCCACACCTGTTGTGCCGCAGGAACGTTGTCAGCAAAAAAGCCGCCCGTGCTGCCGTCCCGTGATTCATAGAAGTGGGACGACAGCATGATAACGGCCTGTTCGGTGGTCGGCGGCATGGGATTGGACGAATAGAACCCCTCCGGTATGTGCTGATAGCTCTCGGCATAGGCAGTCGCGGCGGTAATGTAGTGAAGAATCAGCGAATCATCCACGTCATGGTCGAGAATCAGATTCGCCTTTACCTTATCAAGCAGTTCGTCCATGCCTTACCTCCGGATTACTGCGGTTCCGCCGTGCCGCCCTTCATCTGGAGAACCTTGATGGCTTCAGGCAGGATCAGTTTGCCATCCACTCTCTGTGTACCAAGGAAACCAACCTGACCGTTTGCGGCATACAGTTCGTTCAGTCTCTTGAAGGAACGTCCCTGGCGGTCGGCGATCCAGTAATACTTGAAGTCACCGAATGCGACAGCCTTTGCCGCCGTTGCCATCGCGGGCATATATGCGGAAGTCTTGATGGGTCTGCCAAGGAGAGTGTCAGGCGTACCAGCAACGAGGGAAGGCTGCCAGAGATACTGACCGGAATTGTCCTTCAGCTTGCGGATACCCTTGATGGTGGCGTCGTTCATGGTCCATACGGCACTTCTGCGGTAGGGCGCGTTGAGGGAGTAGAACAGATCCATCAGTTCGTCGGCGGTAATTGCAGAAGCGGATGCCGCAGTGACACCGATCTGTGCGCCGCCATTTTCGGCAAGTACACCGAGCGGCTTACCAGCACCGTCACCATTGAAGAACGCTTCTTCTTCCTTGTTGCCGATACGACGGGCGAATTCCTTGGCGATGTAGTCTTCCAGTTTGAAAACGCTGTCGTTGAGCAGTTCTTCGGATACCTTGATCATGGTGCCGAGCTTGTACGCACCGATGGAGATCATACCAAAAGAATCATCGCTTTCAAGGTACGCGCCTTCTTCATCGATCCAGCTTGCAGTACCCTTGGTTGCGACCATGGGAATCTTGCGGTCACCGCTGGCGGTATTGATGATCTTCGCCATACTGCGGAAGATGTTTTCTTCTTCCAGAGCTTCTACAAGGGTTCTTTCGTATTCATCAGGAACGAGATAACCGCCCTCGGAATCCTTGCCGGTTTCCAGAGCGTTCACGATGTGCGACTGGGGAACCTTGGTGCGCATCACATTCCAGAAGTTGGCCTTGTATTCGTCAGTGGCACGACCGGTTTTGACTTCGGCAGTGCCGGACATGGGCTGACCAGTGATGGGACGGTTCACAGGCTTGTTCAGTTCGGCATCCATTGCTTCCTGTCTCTCAAGTCTTGCGATCTCCTTGCCGAGGTCAGTGATTTCCTGTTCCATGCGGGTGTAAGTAGTGTCATCTTCGGCGGTCAGAGTGCCGTTGCCGGTTCTATGGGAATCCAGGAATGCCTTGGCAGCTTCCCATGCCTTTGCACGCTTTTCGCGCAGTTCATGAATAGTCATATTGAATTTCCTCCATTTTTAGTGTTTCATCAGGTTGAGGCGGTCGTACAGATCATCGACCTTGCGACCGTTTTTCACAGGTGCGGGCGTCTTTGCGGAAATCTTATTGATCAGTGCCTTTTCTACTGTCTTTCCTGAAAAAGCATAAGCCTCCGCTTCCACGGTTCGCTTTTCATCTGTCAGAATATCATCCGCAAAGCCAAGTTCGATTGCTTTCTTAGCATTCATCCATGTGGTATCGTCCATCATGTGCGAAAGCTGTGTATGGGATAGGTCGGTTTTGATCTCGTAGGCATTGATGATGCTTTCCTTGACCTCGTTCAGCATATCGATGGTTTTTGCCATGTCCACATGGTCACCGAACGCCATCGTTGCGGGATTGTGGATCATCATCAGAGCCGTGGGAGCCATGTAAACCTTGGTTCCCGCCATAGCAATCACAGACGCTGCAGACGCGGCAACCCCGTCGATTTTTACGGTGACTGTGCCTTTGTAGTCCATCAGCATGGTGTAAATCTGGCTTGCTGCAAGACAGTCACCGCCCGGACTGTTCAGCCAGATCGTCACAGGTCCACTGCCGCTGAACAGTTCACTGCGGAACATAGCAGGTGTAACTTCATCATCGTACCAGCTTTCCTCCGCAATCGTTCCGTACAGTTCAAGGACGCGTTCGGCTGAGGGATCGGCTTCCACCAGATTCGTCCATTTCCAAAACTTCTTCATTGGTTTTGTCTTCCTTTCCGGTAGTATTTATGTTATCGGCAAAGGCTCCGGCGTTTTTCATCGGGAGCATATTGCCGTTGATCAGATAAAGGTCACCGCCTTCCTCCTCGGGAATCCGGTCGAGGTTTTCCAGTTCGCGGATGTCATTTGCAGACATCCATCCGTTCTGCCGACCGACAGCGTAACCCTGCATTCGGGATTGGTAGTCCCCACGGAGCAGTCCTTCGAGATTGAATTTAGCGAAATACTGTACTTTTTCTTCCTTATTTAATAGCGACCTCTGAATGGACTGTTCCCAGCGGATCACCCAAGGATCAAGCGTGTATTTCACGAATTCAAGGGACTGCTGTTCAATATTGGAAAAGCTCGACTTCTCCAGATCTCCGACCATGTGCGGCGGGACACGGAAAATTCGAGCGATTTCGTTGATCTGGAACTTGCGTGTTTCCAGAAACTGTGCCTGTTCCGGAGCGATGCCGATGGGAGTGTATTTCATGCCCTCTTCGAGGACTGCGATTTTGTTCGCATTACCACTGCCGCCGAAAGTAGACTGCCAGCTTTCACGCACACGGACAGGGTCCTTGATGGTACCGGGATGTTCCAGTACACCGCCCGGAGCCGCGCCGTTGGCGAAGAACTTCGCGCCGTACTCCTCACAGGCGATTGCCATGCCAATGGCGTTTTTAGCCATAGCAATAGGGCTGTAGCCGACCAGACCGTCGAAACCGAGTCCGGGAATGTGAAGGACATCAGATGGACGAAGGATGACGATGTTTTCGCGCTCACGGTACACTTCATCCGAACCACGGTAGTAGCTGTAGTATAGCTGACCGGAGGAATCCCTCTCGACCGTCATCTTGTTCGGCATCAATGGATACAGAGCAATGATCTCGTTCTTGCCGTTGCGGATGATCTGCGAGTAGGCGTTCCCCCACAGGAGCAGATGCGTCATGAGAGTTTCGCGGAACACGAAGGAACTCATCTCCGGATTCGGTTCGTCATGGAGCAGACGGTACAGCGGATGGTCGATTGCTTTTGTCTTGCCGCCATCGTCTGTATAGCGGTACAGGTGCAGCGGCAGTCCTGCCACAGCTTCAGCGAGAATTCGGACGCAGGAGTATACGGCGGTCATCTGCATGGCAGATCGTTCGGTCACGGTTTTGCCGGATGTTGTGCCGCCCATGAAAAAACTATAGTTACTGCCGACTGTGCGGTTGACAGGCTTATCACGGGAACGGAACAGGCTTGTGAATATGGACATTTGGGTATCTCCTTTGAAAAAATACTGATTTTTGGCTCTTGAATACTCAACTTTCCCTTAAAATCATTCTCAAATTAAGGGAAAGTTGATAGTTGTAAGAGAATGCCGGGACAATGATCTCACAGAAACAGAATCCCCCGAGAATCATACACACTTTCCGACACATCATTTCCACAGCGAATCGCACGATCCAATGCCATAATCGTGGCAACGGCACCGTCGATCTTCTCTGTGGATTTTTCTTTGTCCGGCTTGATATTACCCGCCGGATCGGTGCGGATGAAGATATTGTCCATCATCCAATGCAGTACAGGGTGTCCGCCGTGGGCGATCTTTTCTTCCAGAACGAGCTTCATCAGTTCCTTCGTCGGCGGGGACATATCCTTGAATCCCTGACCGAACGGAACCACGGTGAATCCCATCCCCTCAAGGTTCTGCACCATCTGTACGGCTCCCCATCGGTCAAAGGCAATCTCACGGATGTTGAACCGTTCACCGAGTTTCTCGATGAAGTTTTCGATGTAGCCGTAGTGGACGACGTTTCCTTCGGTGGTCTGCAGGAATCCCTGCCGTTCCCACACATCATACGGAACATGATCGCGCCGGACGCGTAGTTCAAGGTTGTCTTCGGGAATCCAGAAGTACGGCAGAATAACATACTTGTCATCCTCATCTTCCGGCGGGAACACCAGAACGAAAGCCGTGATGTCCGTCGTGGACGAAAGGTCAAGACCGCCGTAGCAGACACGTCCTTCCAGATCATCCTCATTCACGGCAAACGAACACCGATCCCACTTGTCCATCGGCATCCAGCGGACAGCCTGCTTCACCCATTGATTGAGTCGCAGCTGGCGGAAGGCATTCTCTTCACCGGGGTTCTGCTTTGCTGATTCGCAGGCATCGCGCACCTTATCAATGCCGACTGTTATGCCGAGGGAAGGGTTCGCTTTCTTCCAGACTTCGGGATCAGTCCAATCGTCACCTTCGTCCGCTCCGTAGATCACCGGATAGAATGTGTGGTCGATCTTACGGCCTTCGATGATATCCTTGGCTTTCTGATGAATCTCATAACAAATAGACTTCGTATCGTTACCGGCTGTCGTAATCAGAAAGTACAGCGGCTGCATTCGTGCATCGCCGGAACCTTTTGTCATGACATCGAACAGTTTCCGGTTCGGCTGGGTGTGCAGTTCATCGAACACCACACCATGGGTATTGAAGCCGTGCTTGTTCCCGACGTCAGCAGAAAGCACCTGATAGATACTGCCGGTCGGGATATAGATCAGCCGCTTCTGCGATTCCAGAATCTTCACCCGCTTGGACAGAGCCGGACACATCCGAACCATATCGGCAGCTACGTTGAACACGATGGATGCCTGCTGTCGGTCAGCTGCACAGCCGTAGACTTCTGCACGTTCCTCACCGTCACCGCAGGTCAGCAGTAATGCGACAGCGGCGGCGAGTTCAGATTTGCCTTGTTTCTTCGGAATTTCGATGTAGGCGGTATTGAACTGACGGTAACCGTTTGGTTTGATAGTGCCGAAAATGTCCCGGATGATCTTCTCCTGCCAGTCGATCAGTTCAAACGGTTTCCGCGCCCATGTACCTTTTGTGTGGCACAGACTTTCGATGAAGGCAACGGCAAAATCCGCAGCGGCTTTATCGTAGTGGGAATCCTCTGCCATGAATTCTGTAGGGGTGTATTTCTTTAACTTTCGGATAGGCATCACCTCCTCAAATGAGCATAAAAAACAGCCCTCATCGGCTGTACGAGGAACAGAACCTCTCGGCTCATGCTCCGTTGTTTGGTTTTCAGTTGTAATCCTTCATCAGGATAGCCAGGGCGGTTTTGGTGTCGGCGTCCACCGGTTCGATGTCCCATTCTCTGTCGTAGCTGCACACGATTTCGCCGTTCCGCTTGAGCATCAGCTTGGAAATGCGCCCTTCGTCGATGCCGAACCGGGAACCTTCCTCGTAATGCTTGACCCAGTAATGGAAAATGCTCTTGCCAATTTTGATCGTTCCTTCGTTCCACATAATTCTGTCCTCCGTGTTGTGTGTTGTTTTCCTTGCGGTACACACATATTACCTCTAACTCGGTAGAATAGCAAGTCATTTCGGAGATATATAGTACACAATCATTCGGAGGGGAATCTGTATATTTTATGGCGTATCTTTCGGTATGACCACATTGGAATCCGGCTGCAGAATGTCAAGCATCATTTTCCCACCAAGCCGGAAACCGGACTCAAACGCATCCGCTTCCAGAATGGAACTGTACTGGTAGAGGGTATCAACGATTTCATCAAGTCGTTCGGTATCCTCGGAACTGAGGCGTTGTTTCCATTCTTCGACCAGTTTGCCAACACGGTTGGATGCCTTTCGCAGGTCAGAATCGTTGGGGACGAAACGTTCCCAGGGATGCAGTTCACCGTAGAAAAGCTGTCGGATGATTGTTTTCTCAGTCATTTCTGTCATCCTCCGTGGAATCTGCCACACCCTGCTTCAGAATCTGCGGATCGAATTCGCATTCATGGTATCCATCCAGAATGGTCTTGTAGTAGAACGGGCTGGGCATTCCGAGCGGTCTGCCGTCGTTCATGATGTACGCCATTGCCTGTACATTCCGTCTGCCAAGTTTGACCGTGACGTTCTCCTTGCGGTAAAGGAACGGCCAGCCTTCGTAACGGTCAAGTGCCGACTCGTCCGCCGCCGTGATTGCCCACAGCAGAACCGGTACGCTGCCGCCTTCGTATGGCTCTACGGTTGCAACAGCACCGCCGTGTCCGCCTCTGAAAAGCAGTCGGTAGTTCTTCAGTTCACTGGTTCCGAGGATCGTTGCCGTCGGGCAGCGGTATGCCATCTGGTCGAGGTTCAGGTTGCTTCCGTATGCAAGATAAATTTTGGGATACATTGTTCTTCCTCCTTGTATTCGAGGGTTCGTGACCCTTCTACCACCACAAGGGCGGTCATGCCGCCTTTATGGGTTTATGGGGTCTGTCCCCTCGGTCAGCCTTTCTGCTTGCCGCCGTTCCTTCAAGCGGCGGGGTTGCCGAATCTCCATGCTGCCGAGCCGTCAAGGTGCTTGGTGAGGTGTTCGCGGCAGTTCTTGAATTCATCCCCGATGAAGCCGATCCGGTTGAGGTAGGTTCTCATGGCAAACTTCTCGTTCTCAACCTGCGGCTTCTTGGTGCTTGCGGAACGCTGTGTCAGTGCCTGATGGTTGAGGGCAAGGGCGAGGACTATGTAGCTTCTGATCTCGCCTGCGTGGAGGGTGCTGTTGAAGCCTCTCAGTTCAACCGTGCGGTGTCCGTGGAAGAAGCTGTGGAGGTTGAGGAAATGGTAGCGGCTGTCGTGGTAGTGGGTATCTCTCGATCCGTAGTAGCCGTCGTACCAGAGG